ATCGAAGAAAACAACATCACGCTGGCCCTTCACGATCTCCCGCGTGGATGAAAATCTGATTTACATCCTCACCAAAATTTGATATAATAACACAAATGAAAATCGCTTCTGTAGAAAAACTAATTTCTGTTGAACCGCATCCAAATGCGGACCGTCTTGATCTCGTCAAGGTGTTGGGTTACCAATGCGTGACCGAAAAGGGCCTGCATTCCGCTGGCGACCTCATCATCTACATTCAGCCTGACTCTGTCTTGCCTGAAGATGCAGCATGGGCTGAGGGCTATCGCAAGTACTCTCCTGGTCGTATCAAGGCCGTGAAGCTCCGCGGTGAATTCTCGGAAGGCATCATCGTGAAGTTCGAGCAAGTTGGTTTGGCTAATTCCTACGGGACTGAAGGATTTGATGTTGCTGAATTGCTTGGCGTCAAACACTACGAGCCACCGCTTCCCCAAGATCTTTCTGCAAAGGGTGCCCTTCCTTTCGGCATCCCGAAGACCGACGAAGAGCGTTGGGAGAACATCACGGGCCGCTTGCCTTTCGGTGAGAAGGTTGATGTGTCTCTGAAGATCGACGGCCAATCATGGTCTGCATATTACAATGTCAAGACAAAGGAGTTCGGCGTGCTGGGCCGCACGATGGAATACAAGGAAGAGTGCTCCAACCGTTACACAGCACAGATCGAACGGTATGACATCAAGAACAAGCTTGTTCAATACTGCACTGAGCTTGGCATGTCGCTTTGTATCCGAGGCGAGTCTTATGGCGATGGCCTTCAAGCGCACTCATTCAATCCGCATGCGAAGGAAAAGGCAGGTCTTGCTATCTTCTCCGTATATCTCATCGATGAACGCCGCTACGCTCGTAAAGGTCATCCGTTCTATTACCCGCTTGTTGCTGAACAACTCGGCCTTCCAACTGTGCCAATCCTCGAGCGTGACGTGGTGCTTACACAGGAACTCATCGACAAGTACTCCGTTGGTCTCAAGAAGATTGACGGCAAGCCATTCGAAGGCGTCGTGATCAACCACGGTGACTACGTCATCGAGCGCGAGTCGAACATCATGGTTTGCCCTGACGGAGTTGAACGCGATGTTGGCGGCGCAAAGACATACGTTGCTCATTCCTTCAAGGTCATCTCGAAGCACTACGATTCACAGAAGTGATCCGTGTTTGAGCAAAAGATAACGCGATACTCCGGTAAGCTGCTCTGCTTCAATAATGCTAGAGAAGGTCTTGCCGGAGTATTCAATCTTCTTTGATGTATGCCGCTTTGAACTTATAGACATTTTTCTACGAGTAGCATCGGAAGCAGAAGATCCCAATTTAGCAATAGACAAATTTTTCCTATGCTCGTCTGAGAATGTCATTCCTTTCTTAGCAACAGATATTCGTCTGCGTGATTCATCAGATCGCTTGCATGATGCCGGATGCTCTTTCCCAAATTTGCCAACAAGCCGCTGACCATTCTCTCTAGTAAATCCACCAAGCCCGCCTGGTTTTAAGTTATACACATTTCCACTTGAGATGAATTCATCTGTTACTAATTCACGTTCTTTAGCATATGCTTCAGTCGCGTTGTCAAACTCATGAAGCGTAACTCTTTTGAATTTTGATCTTCCGTGTTTCTTGATTGCTCTAGAGATTAGAGTGCCTGAACCAAGATAGTCATCATGATCTCCGCCATTTCTATGAACACCAATGTAAATTTTGCCAGTCTCTAAATTAGTAGTTTCATACACGATGTACATAACCATATTTATTTCCAAATGAGTGACACTTCAAGAGGCGGAGACGCCTACATCCCGTCTATGACGTGGGCCTACGCAGCTGAAGAGTTGCGTAGGCTCGCCTCGCAATTTACAATAGAGCGTAAGCAAGATCTTGAGAACAAGTTCATGTTTCGTATTGTGAGCGTTCAAAAGAAGCGGACTGATAAACCCGCCATCCCAGTGCATATAAATTTTGATATGCACACGAAAACGATGCAACAGCAAGAGACCCAAGCGATTCTTTCGACGTTCGATCAACTCGATGCGCTCGTCGAGAAATGCGACCGGCTCGAGCATGAGCGCGATCTTTGGAAAGCCGAAGCAGAACGTTGGCGGGAAATCGCCATGACGAAAGAAGACTAATGTGTTTCATCCCGCCGCCTGCGCCACCTGCACCTCCGTCGCCTCGCAATATAGTTCACTGCCGAGGTTGCAACTCTCTAGTTGATGCTAGCGTCTGGGGAGACCTTTGCTCAATTTGTGTTGTCACTGGAGGAAAAAGTCCTCCGGCTGTAGAAGAGACTGTCTCACCTGGGTGGCATCCAACATCAATTCAAATAAAAGGTTGGGAACCTACATTACGTCCACAACGACCACTCCGAACGTCTCGTGAAGTTGTTTGTGAATCGCCTAAGGCGCCGATGTCATTCCAAGAGGAGATGGACGCAGCTCTTGCCTTTAATCCATTACAAGATTTGATTTTACAACGCACGAAGAATGTGATATAATTACTAATATGCTACCAATCTATAAAGTTGCCGACATTCGGCAAGCATTCGTTGAAAAATACCTAAGAGGAGATATCGTAACAAATGACACAGGTTCGTTGTCCGGTGCTGATACAGTCGAGATCCTCGGCGCTTCATTCATTGCTGACGAGTCTGCAATCTTTGGTGTACCCAACTATCCTTACATCCAAAACGAGATTGATTGGTACATCTCGAAGTCGCTCAACGTGAATGACATTCCTGGCGAGGTGCCTAAGATCTGGAAGGCGGTTGCTTCTCCTGATGGTCTCATCAACTCGAACTACGGGTACCTCATCTTCTCCAAAGAAAACGGTGCACAGGTTTGCAATGTCATCGACACGCTATTGCAGTCGCCGTCGTCTCGACGTGCAACAATGATCTACACGCGGCCGACAATGCATGTTGATTTCAACACGAATGGCATGCAAGATTTCGTTTGCACGAACGCCGTGCAGTACATCATTCGCAACAATCGACTGCACGTGATCGTTCAGATGCGCTCTAACGACGCATGGGCAGGCTTCCGCAATGACCTGGCTTGGCAACTCTTCGTTCAGAAGTTTGTGCTTTATGCTTTGAATGCGCCACGTTTCAACAGCTTATATGAGCTAGGTGATGTTCATTGGCAGGTGTCATCGTTGCACGTCTACCAACGCCAATTCTATTTGCTCGATCACTTCGCGAAGACGGGCGAACACCACATCACGCTCGAAAACTATAACAAGCTTTACAAATGAACATGGCTGAACAACATCGTGAAGACATCATCACCAAGGCAGAGGTTGAGGCTGAGCTTGATCAGCTATTAGGCAAGATCAGAAGCGAGCGCCAGCCTAACACACGCGGAGTTATGCTCCTAACACAATTCCTCGCAGGCCTGATGTTACAGTATGGAAATATTGATCAGTCCAAGCTTGACGCTCACGAGTTTATGTTTTGGCTTACTCATAATGGCGACGGAACTCTAATCACCCCGGCAATCAAAAACGCATGACAACATATCAAACAATTCAGGAAGTACTTGAGAAGGTAATCGGCGAAGCTAATACGCCTGAGCTGCGCGCAAAGGTTACGAAAGAACTTGAGGATCGTCTGAAGGAGTGTGTTCGTATCAAAGTCATTTGCGACGAGACTACTAATCCGCCGTCAGTGATTTATATGAATGAGTTGCGCGGGATTGTCATTAAGGGAGATGCTAAGAAACCTGAAGAGACACAGTACCGATTCAGGATTAGTTCAACCGGAATAAATGTTGTATGATAACACTTGAAAACATTAACAAGCAAGACGCGTGTAAGAACCTGCTCGAGTCTCCAGCACCTATCGTTGTTGGCCGCCTAATCGATGATATCCGCGCGTACATTTCGTTCGTGGACGCGCTTACTAAGCAAGTAAGGATTCATCCTATTGATGAAGACGATCTGAACGAACTAATCGACAAACACATACCTTCATGAAGATGGCATCCTTAATAGAAACTCGCGAGCAGAAAAAGATCTGCTCATTGATAAACGAACTCGAAGAAATCCTTTTCAAGCATGTTGATTCGCCTGGCGTAGACATAACAGACCTCGAGATACCAAATCAACTTGTAAGACATGTAGCTCGTCAGATGTTGTTTCATACAAAGGCTTTTCCTGGCGTTCATGATCTCGACTATTCTCGTCTTGGCGTGCTAGCAATAACTCCGCCCAACTTCTCGATCAACTATTACACCACCTGGGCCTTCCAAGAAATTTACGACAATGCTGTTTAAGAAAGGTGATCCTATTGCGGTTGACTTCGATGGAACTTGCGTAACACACGAATATCCGAAGGTCGGTCGATTCATCGGTGCACAGAAAGTGTTGCATCGTATTGTTGCTGAGGGCGGTAAGCTTATCTTATGGACAATGCGAAGCGGCGAACATCTCGATGATGCGCTTGCTTGGTTTGACGAGAATGATATTCCGCTCTACGGTATTCAGGTAAACCCAGGCCAGTACACATGGACGACTAGTCCTAAGGCGTATGCAAAGATTTACATCGATGATGCCGCGCTTGGTTGTCCCATGAAGCCAGGCTTTAAAGATGAACGTCCTTTCGTTGACTGGGACGCAGTAGAACTCTTACTATTCGGAAACAATGCATAAAGAAGACCTCCAAGAAATCGTTGACTTGTCCGATATGTTAACGACCGACATCGAAAGTTTCATCGGCGAGTTCAACGATGAACTAACGAGAAGTCGACTCACGGAAATCATGCGAATGTACTTCGTTAGAGTTCGCGCGATAACACGTCTTCCGATTGACATCAACAAGATTGGGTTGTGCAACATCAGTAAGATAGCGCCAACTATTGGATCTGACTTTGGTTTACCTACAGACAGATCTGAAAACGAAATAAGAGCTAATGCATACACCCAAAGTGCCTTTCGAGATATCTCCCGCATTATTGAAGACAATCAAGTTTCGTCCTGATGGGTACGTGGACAATTGGTTCTCGAACATGTTACCATTCGATCACCCGCTTGTCGTTGACGGAATAACATACTTCTCGGTCGAGAATTTTTACCAAGCTTCAAAGATTGAGGCATACCGGCGCGAGTTGCGCGTCGAGATTGCAAGCATGAGCCCGCCTAAGTCGAAGGCATGCTTCCGGAGGGAACCTGACAAGTTTGTCGTGATGCAGGATTGGACGACGGGCCGCAAGCTCCGAACAATGCAGTATGCGCTCAACTGGAAGTTCTTGCCAGGCACGTCATGGCACGAGAAGCTTATGCAAACCCAAGCCGATCCTATCATTGAGTTCAACAACTGGAACGACACGTTCTGGGGCTGGGACATCAGGAAGGAGACAGGCTCAAATCATTTAGGCAGACTACTGATGGAAATGCGCGCGCGGTTTGCTCAAAGCACGCTCGACTCTTTCATGTCATAATGTTATTTACATATGACGTCCAATAGTGTATAATCATAAAAATGGAAATACTCAGCGTTAACACAGTAAAAGAAACCGAAGCGATGCGCGTCCTTGACGAGTGCCGTGCAACGATGGAAAAGAAGGGGAACGATTATCAGAATCCGCACTCGCGTATTCGACAAGCGGACTATTATCCTGCAGGCGTTGCGACGATACTTGACATCGTGCATGCCAAGGTTCTCCGCATGAGGTCCGTCATCGAAGCGATGGAGAACGATCCTAACTACGTCCCCAACTTCGAATCGTTCGAAGACTCATGCAAGGATGCAATCAATTACCTTGCCTTCGGTGTCTCATACTCTCGCGGCAAGATTGATGGCCAAGATCCTTCGCGAGATTTTCTTAACCGCATGACACGCAAAGCATGAACATAACATGTCCTTTCAGGCACGTCGTCACCGACGTTGATGGTGTCCTCACGGACGGTTCATTTCATTATTCCCCTGACGGTAAAACGCACAAGGTCTTTGGGCCGCATGATTCTGACGGTGTCAAGATCTTTCGTCGTTTGGGAATTGCTGTCTATGCGATCTCGGCGGATAAGCGTGGGTTTCCAATCACGCTAGCGAGGATGAATGACATGAATGTCCCCATTGAATATGTTACTGAGAACAACCGATATCGGTTTGTCGCAGATAAGTTTGTGTTAGGCGATACATGCTTCATCGGTGATGGCATTTTCGACGCGGCCCTCCTCGCGGATTGTTCATTCTCGTTCTCTCCATCGAACGCGCCTGACTTCGTTCGACAATATGCTAAGCACAACTGCAAAGCCCGCGGCGGTAACGGTGTCCTTCTTGAAGCAGCACTATATACTATCAGCACCTGGTTCCCCAATGAACTTGATGCCCTACTTAAAGACCTAAGACTACTATGAAGATCATCCTCGACGAAATGACTCGAATGGGCGACGCCCTCGACACAAAAGAAGTTCAGACATACGTTAACTCTCTCGCGTATAGGTTAATATCCAAGCCAGCTATCGTAGGTCTCGCGGCGGGTCGTATGGGATACGCGTTGCGAGCATTCATCATGCGCCTCAATCACATGGGTTTCAACGCAAGCATGATAGGCGACACGAACGTCCCTCTTATCACCGCGAATGATATCGTGCTCGTGAACAGTTCATCAGGTGAAACTCCGTCGATCCTTTTGTATGTTAAGCAAGCCCGTGACGCAGGTTCGCGTGTTTACACGACGACGTGCAACCCGATGTCGTCCATCGGCAGACTATCACATGAAGTTATTCCTCTCCCGAAAATCAATTCGGTTCAGCTGATGAAGTCGGCTTACGAACAATTCTCGATGCTGTTATATGATCACATCGTCATGGAGCTTTCATCAAAACTAAACCTAGACCCTGAGTTCACGACTCATAATCACTCAATCCTCGAATAATGAAACCTATCTTCGGCGCATCAGTTATATGCATGGATCACCTCAACCTCGAACGCGATGTTCGGTTGTGTGCTGAACTCGGAGTCGACTACCTCCACCTCGACGCAATGGACGGCCATGCCGTTCCTCGTTATGGTGTCTATCCTGAGCAGGTTGCACGCATCGCGACCATCACTGACCTCCCGCTTGACCTTCACCTCATGGTGTCGGATGTCGAGTTCGCGATTAGTCAGTTCGATATCTCGAAGGTCAGGACAGTAACATTCCACTTGAACGGTAATGAAGGGCGAGCGCTTTACCTCATGGACAAGATTCGTGAAAAAGGAGCACGGCCAGGCCTTGTCATGAACCTTGACATGCCGCTCTACGCGTTGCACCGCTTGATTGACAACGGAGAACTTGACCTCGTGATGTTCATGGGTATTCATCCTGGTGTACTCGTTCAAACGGCACGTCCTGAAACAGTTACTGATGACATATTCGGCTTCCTCTCGGTTTATCCTAACGTCGAGATCCAAATCGACGGCGCTCTTAACTTCGACACCTTCGAACAATTTAGGAACGACGGCGTTGATTCATTCGTCGGCGGGACGGGCACTATATATAAGAACGTAGATCGCAACACAAACTGGGAAACCCAAGAAGCGATCATCCGCACGAACATGCAACGCATCAAATCATTTCTCCAGTAATGTATAAAGTCGTAATCCCATCTGCCGGGTTAGGTTCACGCGTCGCCGCGCATTCGCCTAACATCAACAAAGCACTAATCACGATTGGCAACAAGCCTGTCATCTCGCACGTCATCGACAAGTTCAAGAAGGACGTCGAGATCGTTGTGTTATTAGGTCATCACGGATCTTACGTAAGGCAATCGCTCGAGGCGATCTATCCTGACCGTAAGATCTCTTTCGTTGACGTCGAGCTTTATCAAGGTGAAGGATCCGGACTTGGTCTTACGTTAGGATGCGCCGAACATCTGTTGCAGTGCCCATTCATATTCATCTCGAACGACACAATCATTCCTGATGAAGTCATTGATCTTGACCCTAACATCACGGGCAATTGGATGGCTTACTATACCGCGACAAAAGCTGACTCGTTTAACACGTCGGTCTACCGCACCGTCGAGATTGACAACGGTGTTGTGACAAACATCAACCCGAAGGGAATCGTATGCCCTAACATTTATGTTGGTCTATGCGGTGTCAAAGATTATGACGGTTTCTGGAAGAGCATGGACAACCCGCGTGCGATTCCTGTCGGCGAATCATACGGGCTTAAGTTTCTCAATAACATCAAAGCGATTCCTGTCCCATCATGGTGCGACACCGGGAACGTCGAATCACTTCTTAAGACGCGTGAACTGCTAGAGACTCACGAGTTCAACATCGTTCACAAGAATGATGAGGCTATCTGGTTTTACGATAACCGCGTGATCAAGTTCAGTGTTGACGATAAGTTCATTGCTGATCGAGTCAAGCGCCTTCAAGGATTGGGCAATCAAATCTTTCCTTCACTGATCCACGTTGACAAGAACCTCTACGTCTATAACCGAATCGTCGGCGATGTTGTAAGCAAGACACTCAATGGGACTAACGTCATCGACATCCTCGACTTCGCGAAGAAGGAGATGTGGGATAACACTTCGAATGCTACGCCTGAACTCGTCGAGGCGTGTTATTCGTTCTACCGTGATAAGACGTTCAAGCGTGTCCAACAATTCTTCGACGTCTTTGAGTGTGTTGACACGGTGGACACGATTAACGGCGTGACGATTCCGCCAATGTATGTGCTGCTTAATCGCGTTGATTGGCGCGACCTATGTGATCATCCGCATGCCTCGAAGTATCATGGCGACTTCCACAACGAAAACATTCTAGTCACGCCGTCCGGCAATCCAATGCTGATCGACTGGCGCCAAAACTTTGGGTATGATAACCTAGACATCGGCGATGCATACTATGACTTCGCTAAGTTCATGCACGGGCTCATTGTTTCTCACCATCAGATTTTGTGCAACCACTTTACGGTCGAGCGAGATTCCTCGAATAACATCACGATAGATATTTTACGGCCACACCGTTTAGTCGAAGCTGAGGAGACGTTCGTGAAGTGGCTGAAGGAGAATAATTATGACGCATCGCGCGTGAGATTGCTTACCGCACTAATCTTCCTGAACATCGCAGCGCTTCATGAGTATCCTTACTCGCTATACCTATTCTATCTTGGCAAACATCTACTGAACAAATACCTAGTCTCGACACTATCATGAATATTCTAATCGGCAAAACAGGCCGCTCTATTTACTTCAACTCGAACAGTCGTGGGTTCACGGCCGGTGATGAAGAGGCGCCTATGTTATATCGGCTCCTCGCGAAAAGAAATCCCGAGCATACGTTCTATCTTATCGGCAGGTCCGACATTACACGGATGCGTGACAAGGAGACGACGGGTTCGCTATCATCCTTCTTCGATGAAGTTGAGGAGGAAGAAATCGACGAAGGTTTGCCGCCTAACATAATCAACCTCTTCGACGACTGGACGAACAAGGTTACGATTGATGATCATGTTTGGCTCGAGGAAAAGATTCGTCGACTGGACCTGAAGTTCGATGCAGGTGTTATTTTCATCGGACCTACGCCAGCCGTGGGAATTCCTAATGTAGGCATTGAACGCCTTGACGGAAAAGGAAAGGCGAAGACACTGGAGATGTTTCAAAAGTACTATGCTGGCATTGTGCATACGCTCAATTGGACGAACACGCCGTTCATCTCAATATGTTCAGACCCTAAGTATGCTCCGCAATACGCACGCGATATCATCAATGATGAACGGGTAGTGCTTAGTCAAATCAACCAAACATACGCGCGCAAACGAATCAAGTCATACGAGGAGTCGTTGACGTTGCGTGACGTCAAGCTGAAGTACATTTACTCCGGAATCGAAACTGTCTTCCTGCTTGGCGAGAAAAAGATTGAATGGCTTGACCGTCCAAAGACGAACAAGTTTGTCATTGGCCTTAATGGCGGTCTATCTCGTGATGAGTTCATCAAGGATTGGATTCTCAAGGGTGATACGACGGGCATTAAGGTTTATGGCGAATGGGCGGACGAGTTCACGACGGGTTGGCCCGATGTCTTTGAGAACAAGAGTATCCGGTCGGTCGAGGACGTGTTCCTCAATTCGCGTTACACGATCATTGCGCCTCCGCATAAACCAACAGGAAACTTCGTAACTCAAAAGTTCTGGAAGATGATTTACTATGGCATCATCCCGTTCTTCCATCCAAATTACGATACCGACAACATCTTCAACGTGCCAGCTATCCTTCGAGTTAAGACACCCAAGGATATGTGGGAACGAATCAAATTCCTTGACGAGAATCCCGAGACATATAAGCTCGTGCAGAAGCGGCTGTATGACATGCTTGACGACAGCTACTTCAACGGAGACTTCCTTTACAACGTCGTCAAGACGAACCTCGAGCAGTACACCGGCGTCGTTCTATAACCTATAAATCAAATCAGCCAATGAATAAACAAACCAAAATTACATACGCGCCAATCATCCCGCTAATCGGTGGTGAACCTCTGGGTGTTATGACAGCACTCAATGGGCAACTGCCTGAGTATGTGTTATCATATTCGCCTTTCGCCGACAACGATTCGCACTACATCAAATATCTCCGTGATGTTAAGGGATTCACGGGTGACTATGCTGTCATCGATGATCCTGCATTCGAGAACTATGTTCCAAAGCAGGTTGATGTTGTCATGAGCACTTGCCCGTGTGCAGGCTTGTCGTCGTTGTCCGTTGCATCGTCAGCTGATTCGCCCGTGAACGAATGGCTTTACACCTCGGCTGAGTATGTGTTATCTACCGTGAAGCCCAAGGTCTTCTGGGGAGAAAACGCGCCGCGTCTATTCTCATCGTTCGGTAAGCCCGTTGCTGATAAGCTTCATGCAATCGGTAAGAAGTACGGATATTCGCTCAACCTTTACTACACGGAGTCTAAGCTGCATGGCCTTTGCCAGAAGCGTCCGCGTACATTCTACTTCTTCACACAATCCGAAGTTGCTCCTATCTTCAAAACCTGGAGACGCGATCTCAATCCTGTTGAGGACATCCTCAAGAAGAAGACACTCAAGAAGGATCCAATGAATGTTCTCATCAACAAAGCGGACCCAATGGATAACCCATGGGTTGCATACGCGGTTGAGAAGGTCGGCGGCGGAACACTCAAAGGTGTTTATGATTACATCGAAGAAACGCAGAACCTCATCAACGGTGCGGACGGCGACTTCGGTCAGTCACTCCCAGAGGTTGCTGATTGGATGGACGCACAGGACAAACCTACGTTCTCGCATGTCGCGAAGCGCGCACGCGCAATGCAAGGCAAGCTTGATGACGGCAAAGGTTATTGGTCGCACGGCGTCACGATGTCGAAGGGTGCTATCCCATCGTTGATCGGCGCAATGCCAGGTTCGTTAATCAATCCATTCACAGGGACATTCCTAACACTTCGTGATTGTCTTCGAATCATGGGTATGCCCGAGGACTTCAATCTCGCGTCCGAGAATCCTGTTTCGAAGTCTAACCACATTTGTCAGAACGTGCCGGTGACAACTGCGCGTGACATGATGGACGGCATTCTTCAATACTTGAACGACGATTGCGAGTTCTCTAACTCCGATTACATCAAGCAGTCTAACCGAAACTTCTCGGTCATCTCAGTCAACGCCCAAAAGGAAACTACGGCGTCCCTTGATTCCTTCTTCTAATACACACACCACACAATAACATATGTCAGCAATACTCGACAAACTCAAGAAGAACTCCCGCGTCAAATCCGCGGAGATCCTATGTGACTCACCTTTCTTTGGAAAGGTTGAGTTGACGACAACGCCAGTGCCGATGATCAACGTCGCGCTCTCAGGCTCACTTAACGGTGGTCTCGCTTCAGGCCTTACTGTTCTTGCAGGTCCATCCAAACACTTCAAGACAAGCTATGCGTTGCTTATGGCCGCGGCATATCTGAACAAGCACAAGGACGCATGTCTGATGTTCTATGATTCGGAATTCGGTTCGCCTCAAGCATACTTCGAATCGTTCGGGATTGATCCTGCGCGTGTTCTACACATTCCTATCAAGGATGTCGAGGAGCTGAAGTTCGACCTTGTCAACCAACTTGAAAACCTTGATCGGAAAGACAAGGTCATTATCATCATCGACTCAATTGGTAACCTTGCATCGAAGAAGGAGTTGGAGGACGCAATCGACGCGAAGTCGGTCACGGACATGTCGCGTGCAAAGTCGATCAAAGGCTTGTTCCGTATGGTCACGCCGTTCCTCACGATCAAGGATGTTCCTTGCTTGGCCGTGAACCACACATATCAAGAGATGGGCTTGTTCCCGAAAGCAGTCGTCTCAGGTGGTACTGGCATCTATTACTCCGCATCCAACATTTGGATCGTCGGTCGTCAACAAGACAAGGTAGGTACTGAGGTTCAAGGTTATCACTTCGTCATCAATGTCGAGAAGAGCCGGTTCGTCAAGGAGAAGTCCAAGATTCCGATTTCGGTTTCATGGGACGGCGGCATCGACAAGTACTCAGGTTTGCTTGACCTTGCGTTGGAAGCAGGTTTCATTCAGAAGCCATCCGCCCAATTCTGTCAGTTGCTTGACTTTGCGACCGGAGAGTTTGGTACTGCGAAGGTTCGTCCTAAGGCAATCCCTGATTCGTACTTTGCTGAACTGGTCAACTATCAACCCTTCGCGGACTACATCACGAACAAGTACACGATCGGACTTCGTCAAATGATCTCAGACGACTCAGACGAAGTTGGTCCTGACACGGATGAGGAGGACGAAGATGCCTAACACCAAGATAGTCCAAGTCGACATCGAATTCTCGCGTGTCAGATGGTTAGGCGAACGCACTAATGAAGTTCATCAACTTATCCGAGATGAACTTATCAAGTACAGTGCTGAGCGTGGTAGGCAAGCGCCTACCCAGGTCATGGTTGAGGTGTCGCCTAACCTAGCAAACGAGTTGAGCTTTGGTGACGCAACCAACTTCAACTGTAGCCTGCTAGGCGTGCCTGTTAGGTTCTCCGTGAATTGGACACTCATCAGGAATTTCATTCGACTAACCATTTCTTGATTTACATGGAAGAGGAAATAGATTACAATTTTGTAGAACACGCCGATTCGACTCTTTACTCGATTCGATTGATGACCGGCAATTGGGCTGGTGTTATTTACACTTATGGGCGTGTTTCTATTAGGGAGGATCGGCGCAACGACACTGCAGTCCTCTCATTTGATTACCGCATCGAAGATGTAGGTGACACCTCATTCGCACCAGAAGATCTGGAGACGAGTGATGCGTTTAGAAATATGATAGGTGATATCCTTGCCGATATCCTATCAAGTGAAGAAATACATATAGGCAAAGATGCAACCAAATTTACAGACGATAATCGTAAAGGGACTACTCCATGATGAGACATTCTGCCGTAAGGCGTTACCACACATAAAGCCTGAATACTTTGAGGGCGAGCATCGAGTTGTTTATGATCTGATTCTTAAGTTCATTTCCAAGTATAACAAGCTGCCTAACTCTGCAGTACTTGACATTGAATTCCGCGCATCAAATCATAACGTAGGCGCTGACACGATCAACGTCGCGAAACTAATCTCCGACGTTGATACGCCAGAGATTGTTGAGTATGATTGGTTAGTTGACTCGACCGAGAAGTGGTGTAAGGACCGTGCAGTCTACATCGCAATCATGGAGTCGATTCAGATCATCGACGGCAAGGCTGAAGGTAAGGCGGAGGGGATGATTCCTGACATCCTCTCGAAGGCGCTTGCAGTAACATTCGACACTAACGTAGGCCACGACTACCTCGAGGACGCGGAGAAGCGGTATGATTACTATCACCGCGTCGAGGATAAGATTGCGTTCGACATCGACATGTTGAACAAGATCACGAACGGCGGTGTATCGCGCAAGACATTGAACATCATTCTTGCAGGTACTGCCGTGGGTAAGTCGCTCGCTATGTGTCACCTCGCGGCTGCGGCGATGGCCCAAGGTCGTAGTGTGTTATACATCACGATGGAAATGGCGGAGGAAAAGATCGCTGAACGTAATGATGCTAACCTCTTCGACATCAACATTGATCAGATCACGAACCTCTCGAAGGAGATGTTCAATCACAAGATCAAAGGCATTGCTGCAAAGACACACGGCAAGCTGATCATCAAGGAATATCCAACAGGAGCTGCTCATGCCGGACACTTCCGGGCGCTCCTGATGGAACTGAAGCTGAAGAAGAACTTCGTTCCTGACATCATCTTCATCGACTACCTGAACATTTGTGCATCGTCTCGAATCAAAGGTGGAGCTGAAGGCGGTACATACTCGCTCATCAAGTCGATTGCTGAAGAGCTTCGCGGTTTGGCGGTCGAGTTCAATGTTCCGATTTGGTCAGCCACGCAGGTCACTCGATCCGGGTATGCCTCGTCCGACGTTGAAATCACGGACACGTCTGAATCATTCGGTCTTCCTGCAACAGCGGACTTGATGATCGCCTTGATGTCAACTGAACAACTCGAGAAGATGGGTCAGATCATGATTAAGCAACTCAAGAATCGTTACAATGATGTAGGCAAGTACAAGCGATTCACGGTCGGTGTTGATCGAGCTAAGATGCGGTTGTATGACATTGCTGACCCAATGGCTAACATCGCGAACGAGTCGTCCTCGCAATCAAATGTCGTGCAGACACCGTTCAGCGCAGGTAAGCCCGAACGAAAACAGTTCACTGGATTCAAGACATGAGCGAAATAGTTATCATACATGGACGTAAGTGGGTGATGACGGATATCCCAGCGCCTGACTATTCGAAGACTATCTTCCGCCCGCATCCATTCAAATTCAAATACAGATATGCAAGTAAAACTAATGACACTGAACGAGCCGAACCTAAATGGGCTGACCTACTCAACGGATGTCGTAAAGAAGGCGATTGATGAATACATCGCAAGAGGCAAGCCTATGCTAATTCAGCGTGCATTCAGCAGGGAAGCAGGCGTGAATCTTGAGAACGTATGCGGCGAAGTCAAAGACATTCAGTTCAACGACTTCGAAATGTCTGGCACGGTCCATCTGTTTCCAAATGATGAGGCCCTTCGCGCTTTACATGTTAGGCCCGCCTTTGTTGGTCGTATAGAAGAAGGCATGGTAAAAGACATCGAACTACTCTCATTCAACTTTACAGCTGACCCGGCATGAAGAAGATAAGACGATGGGTAATCGGCCCCTGCTCAATATGTGGAAACGAGTTTGAGCGGTACGAGCCGAGACGCGAATGTAGTTACTGTAACCCCTTTGCCCAAACCAATGAGCCTGTCATACAACCGCCACAAAGATCAGGTCGCGCTCGAGCGCGCGCGAACACGCGTTAAGACCGAAAACAATAAGTGGGAACAAGGATCATCTCCTAATATAGAACGCATCGAGAAGCGGGCACGACATCTCAAGGATACTCCGACACCATGCTCATGCGAGATGTGTCGTAACCCAAGACGATCACGTTGGGCAAACGGAACAAGCAAGCTCACGATGCAAGAAAGAAAAGCTCTTAGTAACATAAACCAAACAGAACAATGAACGAAAAAGAACAAGCAATCGCCGATAAGTTTCTAAACTCAATTGATTTTGCGAATGTCAATGAAAGGCAGGAGGCAATCTATGTGTATCAGTCATTCCTCGGTGCTGTCCAAACGCGCCTTCAGATTGAGGCACAAAATATTGAAAACAGAAAGCAAGCATGATCACAACAAAAATCATCGCTGACTCGATCTCAACATCAGGCAAACGCATCACGACGTTTGAACTTGAGTATCCTCGGTTCATTCATTCGGAGTTCATGACTCACCGAATGATCTCGAAGAACGCCGCATCATCGCGCGCAATTCCTATCGAGACCATGATCAAGCAGGTCACGGAGAATCCAGCATGGCCTGTCTTCTGGGGCAAGAACCAAGCAGGCATGGCTGCAACAGAAGAGCTTACTGGAGCTGCTCTGTATAACGCCAAACAGATTTGGATTGAAGCTCGTGATTCAGCGATCTATAACGTAAAAGAAATGGTCAAGCAGGGTCTGCACAAACAGATTGCTAACCGCATGCTCGAGCCGTGGGCGCACATCAAGGTTGTGGCTACTGCCACTGACTGGGATAACTTCTTCCATCTACGCCGACATCCTGCAGCTCAGCCTGAGATTCATGCGCTCGCGGATTCGATGTGGGACCTTTATTCAATCAACACGCCTGACTTGAAGTATGTTGACGAGTACCATCTTCCGTATGTGTCTGACGAAGACAAGAAGCGGTACACACTTGACGAGTGCATCAAATTGTCTGCATCGTTGTGCGCTCAGGTTTCATACCGTAAGACTGATGAGTCACTTGAGAAAGCGCTGTTGATCTATGATCGTTTAGTCGCATCGACGCCAGTCCATGCTTCTCCGTTCGAGCATCAAGCTTCGCCATCATTGCTTTCGTCTGAGAGATCAGGGAACTTCAATGGTTGGGTTCAGTATCGGCAGTCTCTACCAAAGAATGTATGTAATGTCTACAACGGAATAACTGAATGAAAACATTTAGAGAATTCGTAAATACGCCGTTGCCTAACAAGATAGTTGTGCCGAAGGAGCCTGACACTACTTTTAGAGATGGCGGCTCGTTGGGTTACTATGTGAAGAACAAGGATGAATGCGGCTTTCAGTTAGTTGTGCAGGACTTCTCGATAGGAGCAAAGCGAAATAACACGGAAGGAACGTGGTATGCGAGACAACCATCGCCTGATCACTTAGAAAAGCATCCGATTGATATGCAGCAGCTTCAGTTCGTATAAATAACCGCAATAGCCACAACATCTAATCATATGCTAAGTTTCAAATCATTTCTAGAAGAAGGCTTTGCTCCGGCCTCGCTCGACAAAGTTGGTGACGTTATCACCAAGTATCTCAAAAGACAGACAGGAATGAGAATGTTCCGTCTACACGGCGTTGAACAATTCGAGGGCGGCGGTAAGCATCGCGGTTACGGCATTCGTTGGATGTTTCCTCAGAAGAATCAATCACTTCGTCTTAACTGGAAGCAACCAACAGGCGTTGGCATTGCTGAGTTAAACTCAATCACGTATTGGAACGGTAAAGAATCTCGCCCATACGTTATTACGTTCAACAATCCTGTGTCTATTGTCAAGGCTCTTCCTATCGTAGCTGACATCCTCAAGACATCGACTGTTCCTAATGAGATCATCACGATGCCTGACGGCGTACCGCTCAACGAATCTTTTATTGAAGGTTCGTCAGTCATATCAGAAGCTGGTGCGCCGGCGTCATTTGGCATGCCTGAAATTTTCGATGGTGTTCTCGATCTAATTCAAGAGCCTAACTTTACAAAGGGAAAGATTCACGGTCGTTACAAAGGTGCTGGCGTAAAAATCTTTGATGAACTTGAACGCCGGTATCCCGAGCTTATTGCAAAACAAGGTACCGCTTACGCATGGTGGGGCAAGGCTCGCGACATCAGCGCGATGAAGAAGCAACGCGATGATGTTCTCAAGGCTATCGGTGCTGAAACTGCAACTGTTACACGTGGCAATGCTAAGGAAGATTACCCTGAGCAAGATGCTCAAGCTGATAAGCTCGAAGATCAGCGCGAACGCCTAACATACGAGCAGCAACAGAAGGACCTAGTCAATCTCGTCAAGTGGATGGTTTCTGGCGCAACAAATGCAATCTTCGTCGCAGGACGCGGTGGTGTCGGTAAGACGGTACCTGTTATGCGCACGCTTGCTGGCATGGGATATGTTGACGGAAAGAACATGTTCGTCAACAAAGGCTCTATCTCAGCATCAGGTCTATACAGCCTTCTCTACCGTTACCAAAATGAACTCGTTGTATTCGATGACTCGGATGCTGTGTTCGGTGACCAAGAAGGTCGTAACGTTCTCAAGGCAGCGACCGACACTCAGAAATTCCGTAAGCTCGTTTGGAGTAAGCGTGGCGCGAGTGTCATGAACCCGGACGACTATACGAAAGACGAAATCCTTGATGCTGGTGCAGTCCCTCAATGGTTTGAGTTCACGGGTCGTATCGTTTTCATCTCGAACCTTAAGATGGATAAACTTGATCCTGACGGAGCTCTCCGCACGCGTGGTTATATGATCACGATTGACCCGACCGATCAAGAGTTGTTCGACTTTATGAAGATCATTGCACCTGATACCGAACTTGAAGAAGGTCTTACACTCGATCTAAAATCTCGTTTGCACGTCGCGGATCTTATTGCTAAAACTACTTCGAAGGAGCCACCAAGTCTTCGAATGCTTGTCCGCGGTCTAAATACATACGCGTCTGCAATCAAATCAGGCAGCTCATTGACCGATGCTGAAATGGCCCGCATGATTTCTACCTACGCATAACCAACACCTCCCACACGCACCCCTACCGTGATTCGCGTCCGCGTTTATAGATGTAAAGATTCTTTAACGCGGGCGCGTTTTCGTAAGGCTATCTTTTATTGCCTTGCTAAGCTGTTGCCTAACAAGAAACGGTTAGACCTTAAGATCACGTTCGTCGATGGCTTGAATGCAGAAGAAGGCATGGCTGGTTCATGTCAGGTTTGTGATTCGCCATCATCACATAAGCACTCAACCTTTGAGGTGTCGATTGACTCCGCTCTTTCATTCGAGGATAAGCTGTCAATTCTTTCGCATGAATTGACTCATGTCAAGCAATACGCAAAAGGCGAACTATCATACAATTACAAGAATGCTGATCAAGCGATCTGGAAAGGTAAATATGTTATGGAGGATACGTATCCATATGAAAAACAACCATGGGAGATTGATGCAGCTAAAGGAGAACTTAAGTTGCTCGATGAACTCCTGAAAAACAAAATTTGTGACTGATCATGGCTAACCTTGCACTAAAAGGAGCGGACGGAAAAATCTTTTGGGAAAAGTACGTTAAGAACAATCCTCACTTCAAGACCAACGAGTTTGAGATTGAGGAAGGAAAGTCAACGCCTCTCTTCACTAAGGAAGGTAACACGCTTAAGGCAACAATCAAGGTTTACAAAGCAGGAACGAAACTAAACATCCTTGATTCAAAGCTGGTTATCTTTGGTGATAAGAAGCTTGCATCCGTTAAAATGTCGGGACGCAAAGGATTCGTGCCTATCACGCGGATCAAGAATCCCACAGAAGGCAACGGCACTCAGTACGAGGCAGACGTTGTCGAACTCATCAATTCAACGATCGAGAGGGTCGGCCCAATCAGCATTAAGATCAAAGGTGATTCAAAGATCTATGACGACATATCCTATGCTGTCAAGGTAACGAAGCAACACAAGCAAGCCGCTGGAATTAAGTTCGATCCTAAGTGCGATATCATCTTGTGTAAGGATATCAAGAACCCCACCGCACGAGGATCAATTTACATCTCGCATAAGATGGAGGGTGGCGCGGAAGCATTCCAACAATTTTGCGGACTATCGGAATCAGCGGCAGGCCCTCTCATTAACAGAAATCGTCTTGTTCAAAAATTCTTGTCGATCGTCGCCGAGAATCTTGAAGAAGCTGACCGTCTTGAGGCGCCGATCATCGCATCGTTCAACGATCCTAAGCTTGCGAACATGGGAATCTTCGGTCCTGAGTACGGCCAGGCATTTTCACTAGCTAATGTGCAATGCATTGGCCAGGGAAAGGCCGTTCTAAAACTTGGCGGCAATAAGAAGTATTACGAACTGTCTTTTACAAACCACATCAGTTTGAACGGCGACATTCGATTATTCTCAGGTCCTTATGTTCCTGTCTTAGGTGCACGATATGGAGGTGACCGATCATTCATTTACAAAGGCATCACCTATAACAAGACACGTGTTGGCATTTGGACTTTCAAGAAAATTTTCTCAAATAACGAGAAAACTTTGTTCTACGAACTATAAATGGTTTTATGAAATCGTCTTCTAACCTCGCACCTCGCGAGCTTTATCGTTATGACTGGAGAGTTGAGATGTTCCTCTCCAAGTTTCGGAATCAGGTTCCGTTAACGCTGGTGAATGGCGATGAGTCAGTAACACTTGTGTTCGATGACAGGATCGAGACACTTATCATGAACCGTTCACGCGATCGGATCGTGCTGCAAGGAACTGACGGCAAGTCATACTCTCTTTCAAGCTTTGCCAAGACTGCTGAATTTGGCGGTGGGTCAGGTTCAGGCGGCGGTGTCGTCATGACCAAATTGACTGAGGCTGCACAGGCAGTCTATGCACAGTCGCGAATGCTGCATCGGTATTCGATGGCGCCTGAATACGTTGCCGTGCCGGCAAACCTGTCCGTAGCTTATTCACTTGCTAAAGTCGACGAGACACTTGACGCGATTCTCAATGATCTCCCATCAGATTGGAAACAATCATGCCTCATTGGTGCTAAGGCATTAAATGACAGTTTTAATGATCACTTCTATCAATTCCATCGTGGATCCGATTGGGTAAACTCTCTGGAAGCTCTCTTCAAGAAACTTAACGCAAAAGAGGAGATTTTCTCGAACCTCAACAAGTGGTCGCCCGCTGATATCTACATGATCTCTAATTTTGGGATGACGATTGACTTCTCGAGTGTTGAAAGCATCGCTGAATTGAACAAAGTGTTGGTTGACGCAATGGAATCTCGCGACATATTGGGCGTTTCACTCAAGTATTTGAACCGGGATCCCAAGATCACTTTTCACAATGTCGGTAAAGTCCAAAAAGAGTATCAGCTCGACCGAGTAAGCACTGGTTTGACTGGATTCTTTTCAAGCAAGGACGCTCTTATCTATTTCGGCGAGAAGGACAAGATTCAGTTTAGAACATTCCCTGAAACATTCCAAGGCGAGATCAAAGGCAGGAACGCAAATCATGGCAAGATCTCTTACGGGCCGCTTCAAACGATTCTGAGGTCATTGTCATTGCCACCTTTGTCGGATCAAAAGCAATTGCGGAAACGTATTGCCATGAATGATTCTGCTATGCTTGATGAGTTCTACTTCACGTATCGGACGAACGTCAAGAACGAGACGATTGTTTCTATTGACACGTTTACCGAGACTTGTTTGGCAAAGGGACCTGCTTGGATGTTCTCTAAATTTCTTAGTTTACAATTGGTCAATAACATTGTAAAATTTGGCAACGGAAACGAATTCATTACTGCTTGTATTCGGTATGCGTCTTCCTCAAGCGAGCTATCCGCTCCTTTTGTCAAACTTGAATAATGAAACAGACACAGAAGGTTTATATCAATCATCTTGATCAGATGAAGCCACTTGCATTCCTATCTCTCATGAAAATGATTGAGACAGAGTTCGACTGCTTCTTAAGGCAATACGACCCATTCGAGTCAAGCGTCAGAATAACCGAAAAGGTTGACGGATCTGCCCTACGCTTCGGGCTTAACAAACAAGGCGACTTATTTCTTGAGTCCGCCACTTCGCCTCCGATGTTTTCCGTTGGCGACTTCGAAGCACGTGATAAGTCGAAAGGTTATGACGGCTCAATCGGGAGAAACTTTGACTTCCTACTTCAGGCAATTAGCCGAGACACAAAATTGATGGAAGTCCTTCGTAAGTTTTCCAATGACGGGATCAAGATCATTGGTGAAATCATGTTCATGCCGATGGCGCGTGCCCAATCGGACACTATGGCCCGGTTCATTCGCATTCCGTATTTCAAAGTCGACTTAGGTTACTTGTGGACATTCGTTCCTATCATGGTTCTTGATGGAAAAGGCAACCGCAGCTCCGACGAGTTCGCGGTGTTCCATGATTTGGTTGGAATCTCTACGTCTGAACGTAAGTATGTTTTGCCTAACACGCACATACGAGAAATTGATTTGACTTCGGAGATCGAGAATATCAACCGTGATCTTTACGAGTTGAATGATGTGCGTAACTTTGGCTTAATTGAAATCTTGAGCTCACGCAAGAAGGCTGATAAAGTAGCAAAGGCTGCTCTTAAGTGTGAAGTTCATAAACACCAAGTCATCATACGTGACAAGATACTATCATACATGGACCGAGGCTTGTTCGGTCCATTTATTGAAGGACTCGTCATTGAATTCCCTGACCGAACTCTACTGAAAGTGATCACTGATAAATTCATCAAAGAAGGACTACAATATGGAAACGACGTTCTCAAAACTAGCTGATGCAGTAAAGCCTAACGGAGGCAATGCTGTCGAAGGCGTGACTCGAATCAATCAAGCGAACGTGTCTTGGACATACACGAACTTTCGCGAGATGCTCGGTGGGCCGCTATGCTTCAACTCAAGTAATACCGCTATCATCGGCTCAGCAGGTAAGAAGGCTTGGAATGAAACCTCGGGCGATATTGACATTGCGGTCGAAGTGTATAACAGAGACATGTTGAAGTTCAACATTTTTGATCTATACGTCGAGGAGCTAACGCGCCTAGGTTATGCATTCAAAGACATGAGACAAATCGGCATCATCTCTATTGCTTATCCGATCATGAATTACGATGATAAGCAAGAAGGACAACTTGTGCAGATCGACCTCATGGTGGTTGGCTCGCTTGATTATGCAATGTGGAGTTACTACTCACCACAACATTTGCATTCGGAATACAAAGGTCTTTACCGCAATGAACTGAACTTCTTCATTGCTAAGCATGCTGAACTGCGTCCGACTGTCGTTCAAGACGGTATCGTAACTGAGTGGGAACGGTACTGGTTCTCGACAAGCGAAGGGTTGCTTCACGGTAAGCAAACACTGTTATCCGCGAAGACTGGCAAGATCACGAAGACGCCGCGAGTGCATTACAAGCGGGTTGTCACGAATGATCCTGACGAGGTTGCTCGATTCCTTTATGGACCTGATGTTGACTCAGACGGGATCCTAACATTCGAGGACGCGTTGCGAGCAATGAATGGTCCGACGTTTCCTTACAAGGATCGAATCAATGACATCATTGCAGATACTATTAAGGGCATTGAGAAGAAGGGATATCCTGTCCCTGACCTGCTCCGTATTTGATAGCAAGGTATGTATAAATACGGAATATGGACACCCGTGTTTACGATTTCCGCGACCTCATCAGCATTGACCCTGTGATGTGGGGACAAATTGACCCGATTGGGCTGATGACATATCACGCATATAAGCGCCGTCAGAATTATTGTGAGGCTACTGATTATTGGGCTGCTCTTGAAAAGGGTTTAGCTGCAACTGACCTTGCAATTCTAAAGCATATCAAGGCTGTTGGGAAGGTGTCGAATAGCGCTAAGAAGGCGCTGAGTCATATCCTCGACAAAGCGATTAAGTATGACGTAAGCAACAGCAGTGGGTCTTATGATGGTGCTCCGACTGCGATGGCTGTTAAGTTGTTCATGCGGTCGATGAATGAAGACGTTGATATGTTAGGCGAGGCCCTAACACCTCAACAACGCATGCATCGCAAAATGGTCATGCGTCGTATTGCTCCTAAGCTTGCTCGTGCCCGTGCCATTGCAATGAAACGCCGAGGCGGTACCGATGTTCTTAAGCGTCGTGCTCGTGGCCTTGCTCGAACAATGATGGCTCGCAAGTTGTTGGGCGGTCGTAATAAAGCAGATGTATCTGTCGGTGAACGCGCTCGTATCGAGAAAATCCTTGCCACACGTAAGAAGGGCATTGAGCGACTTGCGACTCGTTTAGTTCCTACTGTTCGTAAAAAGCAATCCGCTAGATTTGCGCATAAACAAGTTCGTCCTGGGACTGTTACAAAGCCTAAGCATACTCCTGCTACGAAACCTGCATCATCAGCTAAGCCGCATCCTTCTAATAAGCCTGCTAAGCATGTGCCTGCACCAGTACCGCCAAAACACATAGCAGCGCCGCCTCCAACAAAGAACCAATACGCGGATAAATTATAGTATGCCCAAGTTGAAATCATTTAGGTCTTTCACGGAAGAACGCGTAAAATCAATCGTTCTTACGTTCGGCCGCTTTCAGCCTCCTACCATAGGGCATGAAAAGGTGATTACCAAAATGGCATCACTTGCAAAAGGTAATGCCTACCGTGTCTATACATCCCAGACACAAGACGCAAAGAAAAATCCATTAACATATTCCGATAAGATCAAGTTCATGCGGAAGATGTTTCCTAAGCATGGCCGTAACATAATCGAGGATGAGTCAATTCGTGATATCTTCGGAGCATTAACCAAACTATTCAAGCAAGGATTCACGAAAGCGATTGTTGTCGTAGGGTCTGACCGAATCGACGAGTTCAACCGAATGTTGAATAAGTACAACGGCGTTGAGGCAAAGCATGGCTTCTATAATTTCAAAGATGGTTTGCAAATCATATCAAGCGGGGAACGTGATCCTGACTCCGATGATGTTGATGGTATGTCCGCATCAAAGATGAGGGCTGCTGCTGCAGATAACAACATCGAAACTTTCAACAAAGGTGTTCCTAAGGACTTCTCAGAATCTCCTGCGTTGTTCAATGCTGTGAGGACTGGCATGGGCCTTAAGGAAGCATGGGTACACCGCCAACACATTCAACTCGATCCTGTCTCGGAACAGCGCGAAGAGTTTATCAAAGGGTCCTTATTTGAAGTAGGCGACCAAGTCAGAATCATTGAATCAAAGGTAGAGGGCGTGATTACTGAGTTGGGTCCTAACTTTGTCGTTGTGCAATCACCAGCAGGAACCCAACGTAAGTGGATTACATCAGTCGAGAAACTAAATAAATAAAGCAGTATGGAAAATCTAAACGAAGTACTATCACCATCCGATCCTGTCGAAACATGGATCACCGACTTCGTGAAGTCGACCAATCCAAAATTCGAAGGAAAGAGTAAGAAGGAAAGAATCAAGATGGCTCTTGGCGCGCATTACGCGGCACAAAACAAGAATGAGTCCGTTTCTGATCTTCGTGATAACCGCATCATTGAACTTACGGTTGGTGCACAACATCCAGGCGTTGTGCGTCACTTCATTGATTTGAATGAAGGCATCGCGTCGAAGTCAATGCTGACAATCAAGGACGCGTGGGAACAATTTGATTCAACCCTCGTTGAATCGGAAGGCATCACGCCTGGTTCGGAAGGCAAAGTCAAATGCATTGCTCGTCTCGGGGCATGCCGTGTCGGCGATACGTTCAAAGGTACGTGGAAGCAAGCAGCGTTCAAACATCAGTTGCGTCTCGACCTTGACGGACTACCAGGTGCTACACAGCACCCAACAATTTTCTTTGATAAGAACACCAAGAAACTAGACATCCCTAAGAGCTTCGAACTACTATGAAATCACTACGAGAAATGCGCGCAAGCGACATACCAAATGTACCTGCTGCGGCCGAGGTCGTAGATAACGGAACCCCTGCTATTTATGATAACGATGGCGAGGCGGATGCAACTGG